ATGATAGTGTTCAATGGTGGTGCTTGTGTGAATGTGACATTGCCACCAGCAAAAGTATATGTGTTTTGATTTTGGTATACGCCATTTATATACACTGCTACAGGTCTTGATGTAACAGTAAAAATTGTCTGTGACCCTGTACCCGTGGCATTTGATGTTACTGCACCCCCGCCAAAAGCATTGTCATTCAGAGAGGTATAAACCACCGTGCCATTCTTGTTCTGCACTTGGATAGAGTAATCGCTTCCAGCGTAGATGCGCGATGGTGTGCCTTGGTAGACAGGATAACCACCACTTGTGCGGATGGGTTGGACAGCAGTGATCGTTAGTGCTGAATCCCAATAGGCAACAATCGGGTTGGTGATCGGGTTCAGGTTGACAGTGCCAATCCAGATGTAGCCATCTTCAAGCGGTTGACCATCAGCATCCGCGAACGCTGGGTATGGTGGTTCTACTGATAGTGCTGACATTTATTCATTCTCCTGTGTGGCCTGTCCAGCTTGGATTGCGCTTTGTAAGAACTGGATTCTCGCATCAACATTCTTTGGCATACCAACAGCATCTGCAAATTTATTGAATGCAGCTGATGTAGCGGCTTTGCGTAGACTTGCAGCACTCTCGCCTTTTGTTGCCGCCTCGATTGCAAGACTTTGGAAACTTTCATCAGCAAATAATTTTCCTGCTGACTTTAGTGCATCCTTGTTACCTTGAGTGAATGCACTTGTAATGACAGATGCCGCACCAGCCAATACAGGGCCACCAGTAGCCGCCGCACCAGTAACAAGACCTTTTGCAAGCGTGCTTTCCATGACCTTGCCGATCAAACTTTCAGCTTGCATCCCTTGCAATAGTGCTTGATTTGCTTTGCCTGTTGTCAGCACGTTTGCCCGTGCCTCTGTAACCCGCTTGGAGACCTCAAACAAGTCCCTTAGTACATCTGCTGAGTCTTTGCCCAACGTGTCCACAATGGTCTTAAAAACAGGTGGGTTGGCTCTGAGCTTGGGGTATAAATCAGCAAACTCGGAGAAGCCGAATCCACCCTTTTCAGCGCCTCTAGCAGAGCGCGTGACGGATGCCAGCGCAGTGGCTATTGTCTCTTTACGCAAATCCTCTGGAACGGTCTTTAGCAAGCGATTGAACTCGCCAGCATCGCCCTTGGCTGCACCTGTGATTGCAGTACGCATCTTATTGGCTACGCTACCTTCAATATCTTGACCAAACGCATTAACAATGCGCTTGCCTAATGCTCGTTCTTTGGCATACAAAAGATTGGCGGCTCGCAGTTCTTGTCGTAATGTTTCGCCACCAACATTTGCAACATTGGTCAGTTGATCGTCAGCTAAAGCCGCATACAGCTTTTTTAGATCAGCTTCAGCCATGCTTCCGTATGGCGATTCCAATTTATTTAGTGCGTTACCAATTAAAGACTTTTCTCGCTTTAATCGTCCATAAGTTACATTGCCAGCCTCAATCATCTTCGCCAAATTACGTTCGGCAACAGACATTCCAGCATCACCAACTTCAGCTTTTACCGCATCAAGTGTTTCGCGCAATTTTGGCAAATCAACTACGGTTGTTTTTGGCACTTTTTCATCAACTGAGGTATATATTTTTCCGGCCGCAGTGTTAAGGTCTGAACGTGTTTTGGTTAACGCATCTTTAATTTTTTGTGAAACGACACCAGGCGCAATCGTACCTTCAACAAACGTGGCATCAAATTGTTTGATTGCGTCATCTGCTTTATCAACAGCTTGGGTTACAGTATTTCGCCATGCGGCCTCTGCTTCACCACCAGCAACAGAACGTGTTAAACCAGCCGCCGCCCTCACTTGTGGGTTATCACTAAATACATCAGCAGGCAATTGAATACCAAGTCGATCAGCGGCTTCTTTTGCTGCCACATTGATCTGCGCTAAATCAGCTAATTTATCCCGTGCCGCAGTTGAACCAAAGCCTGTACCCGATGCTTTTTTGACTAGGTTACCAACTTCTTCTTCTGTAATTTCAGCAACAACAGTTGGCGTTGCGGCTGGCGTAATTGGTGGGGTTACCACTTCCTCAACAGTTTGAACAACCGCAGGGGATTCTGGAGCCATTGCTGTCCCCATAGGTGTGCCAGGGGCTGTTGGTGATGGTGATGGTGCTGGCGCTGGTCTACCTGTAACGCGCTGTACGCCCTTCTTGACCGCTTGGATAACTGGCGGTGCGGCTCGTTGCAATATTTGCCCTGCTGGGCCTGTGGCGGTTGCTATAGCTATTTCTGTTGGGCTAATCTCTCCACCAGTTGCGGCTTGAGTGGCCTCAATTACTGCTTGTGTTGCACCACCAGCCACCATTGCGCCAGGTATCGTTGCTGCTCTGCCTGCTGGGGTAAAAGCCAACAAACCACCTAATGCACGTGGTATATCACCAGCAGAAAACCCAGGTGGTATTGCATATTCTTTTTGGTCTACCGATGACTTTAAAATGTAGTTGCCTTTTGCATCTTGCCTTACACCAAGTTGTGGAAAGTTAGATTGCAAAATCTGTACAGTTTCTTTTGGGTTAGACAACAAAGTGCCCAATGCAGACTTAAAACTCGCAACACTCATTTCATTGAGTTCTGGCATACCAGTCCATTCAGGCAATGCTTGCGTCTCTGGTGTTGCTCTAGCACGCCCTGTAACTGACTCGGCAATGCTTTCAAAAAACCCCATTTTGGGCGGTTCTACTTGGGCAGAAGGTTGACCACCAGCTCGAATTGCCGCAACCCGCGCTTTCAGATCAGGCGAATCTGGCGGAACATCATCTGGAATGTTGTCGATGGTAATGCCATCTTTGGTAGTGATGGAATATGCCATGTCAATAACTCACCGTAACATTTCGCTGTTCAACAGTAGGTGGGTTTACAGTCCCACGACCGCCAGCAACAGGTGCTGTGGTTTCTTCCGGCCCAAAAACGTTATCTGGGTTTAGTTTGTAGTTCTTGACGATTACGCCAAGCGCCACCTTTTCTTCCCCTGCTTTTTTCTGTGCTGATTCCAAATATTTTTGAGCCAAGGCCACATATTCTTTGCGCTGATTAGGATTAAGAAGTTGACCATTCTTGGCTTTTTCCAACCTGTTTTGCAGTTGCGTAAACAAACCAGCCGTATCCCTTGCCGTTGCAAATTCTGTTTCACGCACCACAGAGCCTGGGTCGAGCATCTTCATAAAGCTGGTGATCAAAGCAATGTCTCCAGGGCCATTGCCTGTGTCTGCCGATGACTTGATGTTGCTAAACGTTCCTTGCAGTTCTCCATAGACCTTGGTTCTGGTTTGATGTTCCTTGCGGATTTTTTCTTCCTGTGTAAATTTTTTGTCAGGGTCTACGCCACCAGTGGCTTCAAGCGCCTTAAGTTGAAGTGCCGCTTGTTTAGTCTCAATTCCAAGTTTGCTTGTTTTCGCTAAAACTTCATTTGTTTGCGCTTTCGTAAGTCCTAAACTTGCGGCATCTGCAATTATTTTGTCAACTGCTATGCGCTCGGCATACTTAGCATCAACTTCGGCTTTTGCTGCTTGTGCTTTTGCAAATAGTGCATCAGCGGCGGCTTTTTCTGGTGCATTTTTGGCTTGCGCCTGTGCAGTGATGGCATCTGCCTCGTCTTTATTGGCTTTTGCAATTGCACTTTTCAGTTCTGATGGTGCTTTAGCTTCAGTCCTGATTGTGGCAAGTGCTTGGTCAACGTTTTTAAGATATTGTTCGCCACCAGGCAATCGGGCCATAGTTGAAATAATAGTATTTCGTGCAAAAACTGGGTCTATATCCACAAAATTTGCCGCATCATCATAAGATGCCGCTTCTTTTTCTTTGCCGCTATTTCGTAAACTTTCTGCTTTTTGTATCAGCAGACTTTTTGCAATATCTGGTTTGTTTGATGTAAGTGCTGAATATATCCTGCCACCAATATCTAATGTTTCCCCTTGTTGTTCTTTAGTTTGCGCTTCAAAACCTAATTGAATTTGCTGTGCTTGCTCTTTTGGCAAAAAAGGTAATAACGGTCTGAAATTTTCTATTGTTGCTTTTGGGTTTTTGTACAAATCAACAATTTCAGTCTGTCGTCTCTGTGCTTCTGTCAATGCTTTGAGTTCAATATCACGTTTTTGCTGTGCGGCTTGTACTTCAGCCATGCCAGCACCAATTTTGAAGCCACCCAAAGCCGATTCAAATGGACTTTGCACATCAACTGCGTAGTTTGCTGGACCTTGGAATGGGTTAATGGTTGCCATAATTTTTTATGTAAAAAGTGTTCCAAAACCCATACCAGCTTTACCGCCAGCACCCATTTGCATACCAAGGAACTGGGCAGGTAAGTTCAACAATTGACCATAAGCCTTAGCTTGACCTATTTGACCACCAGCTATTGCTTGACCTTGCTGACCTAAAAGATTTGCAACATTTGTTGCTGTTGTAACGCCTTGTGCGCCTACGCCAGCGGCAGATGCTTGACCAATTTTTGCCAGATTTGTTTGTGTCTCACGCCCAATATCTGCAAACCCACCCAACTTGCCATATTGCTGTTCAATCAAACTGGAAAGCAAAGCAGGTCGGTATTGGGCCAACGCGCCTTGAATATTTCCACCCCTCAAACCACCAGTGGCTGATGCATTTTGCAGTAATGCTTCCTCACCCTGTTGAGCCATTTCTTGGAATCTTGCCCCACCAGTGATTCTTTCAATAGCGGCACGTTCTGCCTCTGGACCACGCAAGCCAATCAAGGCTTGTTGCTGTTCAAAAGCTGGCGCACCTGCCTCTGCGTATGGCTTTAAACCTGTAATGCCTGGACCGCCAACATCAACATAAGGCTGAAGCAAGGCTTGCAACTTATCAAAGGCGGTACGCTGTTCAGAAATTCCTGCTTGTGCGGCTCCCGCTTGTGTACCTGCGGCACTTTTTGCCGCTTCACCTTGCACATAACTGCTAACAAGTGAGGTTCCACCTACGACTAGGGCTGTGACTGGATCAGGCATCGCCAAACTCCTTCAAGTAATCTTCAAATTTTTCGCCATACAAGGCCATCACATGATGACCATTTAAAGTGGCAAAACCAGCACCATGCACCAGCGAGACTGTCATCAAAACCAGATCGTAATATCCAGCACGCCACATGAAAGATTTGGCATCTGCCTGTTTATTGCGCTCTGCCGTGTCTGATGCTTGCCACTTAAGAATGTTTGTTGCCAGCAAAGGCACTAGATGATGGTTATTGGCGATGAAAAAAGCATTCTGGGGTATACCCACCAGCGTATTCCAAATGACTGCATTTAGGTCTTTGCGCTCGACTGTATCGCCATCCGCTACATCATCAAAGACTTGGATTGCGTCATACACCATCATCAACCACTCAACGGCTGAATCAGGTAGCATAAAAACCTTTGTTAGGTTTTCTCGCAGTCCATCGGTCATGCACAACTCCTATGTAGGGAAGGCCGCTGGATGCCAGAACTCAGCGACTTGATTTTCGCACAAATTGACAAAAGGTCAATCCTCATACTCTCTGTCTTCCCAAGCCTGACAAACCCGCATATCGTTGCAGATAAAGTTCAGCTTTTCGCAATGACCCCTGAAACCTGCGCCCTTGTCATAGGTTGCCAATGGGATTCGCTCAATCCGCACTTGGGTCATAAAAGAGTTGTCGTAATAATCACAGTTTGAGCAATGCTTACGCCGTGCGTCTTTTTCATCGCACTGCATTGCTTCTGCCAGCCCAACGTAAAACTCTTTGTTTGCCCCTGGTTCATTGGTAGGCATTTCTGGGCCATAGTTCCAATCCTGCACCGCAATAGCGTAGTTCTTTTTGTTTTCTGCATTGGTGATGAATTCTTCATCCATCGGCAAGCCCATAAACCCCTTGGGCATCATCATAAATTTGTCCATTCTGTGTTCTCCTTAAGTGATTTCGCGCCCAGATGCGCGGATGGTCAGTGATGTGGCGGCACTTGCAATGGTTGAGATAAACCCATTGGGTTCAAGTACTTGCCCAACCAATTCAGGGAAAGTGTAAGTCT